GTGAAGGCAAGAGCACTTACGGACGTTGCGGGCTCATTGCCAACATCCTTCCCATTGAACCTGGATGGACTGGTTACTTGACCATGTGCATGATCAACCCTACGGACTTTCCTATTCGCCTCTATGCCAATGAAGGCATTGCACAGCTAGTGCTCTTCGGCATTGAGGAAGTAGGAGAAGCGTATTCAGGCGCCTATCAGAACCAAGGCGCTAGGGTACAACTAGCTGCTGTCTAAGCAGCTAAGATGTGTCTGTCGTGGCGAGCTTCGGCGCGGTGCGGCGTGGCTAGGCGCGGTTTGGTAGGGTGCGGCAATAGTTGCAGACGGCAGCACGGAGCATCGAAAGATGCTCTCTGCTGCTTTCTTTAGAGACAGATAGGGTTAGGCTACGCTTAACTACTGTCCAAGTAATGAGCGCTCTTGAGGATCAGTTTCTTAGCTTGTGGCAAGCGCATTATCCTCAGTTAATTTTTGAAAGAGAATTTTCTGATATTGCAGCGTGGGAAGCTGATTACCAAGAGCGCTATGCAAAAAGTAAACGCTCTAAAAGGTATCGCCTTGACTTTGCTCATCCCGACAGTTGCACTGGCATCGAAATCCAGGGTGGTGTTTACAATCGTGGTCGCCACGTCACTGGTAGTGGCTATGAGCGCGATTGTCGAAAATATAATCTCGCATATACGAGCGGGTGGACCATCTTCCTCTTGACTAGCCAAATGGCCAAGGACGCTTATTGGCACGCTTTAATTTCTGCTCATATTGCTGCATCGCCACCACTGCTTCGTTAAGCATTTCATCAGCAGCCTTCAATGAATCATCACGCATTGACAGGGCTTGACGCAGTTGAATGTTTTCCAGCATGAGACTTTGAAAAGCTGTTTGCATGGACGACCATCCTTCCAAGAGATTTTTGGCTACAGGCTTTAACTGTTCTAAGTTTGAGCAATCATCAATGGCTCTACGGTTAACCGTCAGCGCAAACTCACGCTCCGTTGAACGATCAAACGGCCCCATCATGCGCACATGCTTTCGTCCATTGTAATCAAACTGTACTGGTATGGAATATTGAGCCATGGTTAACAAGCATTCTTTTGTTACTAGGCTACAAGCGAACGATGGTCGCAAGCAGTTTGCCAGGAAGGTGGATGATGGTGAAAGTGCCGAAGTGTTGCATTCGGTTTCCCGACGATATACACTGAGACGGTCACCAACGGACCATGACTGGACACCAGGGGAGCGCGTGGTATTGGTCACCCTCACGGGGGCTGGCGTGGTGCCAACGTCTACTTACGGCGTCTTCCAAGGCTTCACAAAGGGGAGCAATGGAAGAAAAGCTGCAATGGTCCAGTGGGAGCAGAAGCATCCTTTTATCTCTGGTACAGTGGCAATTCAACGCATCCGCCCCATCGCCTGCCTTTCTAAATGACGACTTCGCTTGATCCTCTAGGCGATGGTAAAAGCTCTCTTCGCCTACTTGATTCCATGGGGAATAGCCTTTCTGTTGTCAATGATGCTCGCCAGTCTTTTGATGCAGAAAGCGCAGAATGGACAGAACGCGACGGTAAGCTTCTTCGCTACCTCGCAAAGCATCATCACACTTCTCCTTTTAGGGGTGTGGTATTTAAGTGGTCAGTGAAGGCTCCGTTGTTCATCGCCAGACAATGGTGGAAGCACACAGTCGCTTCTACGTTTGTTGATGATCAACTTGGCTGGAACGAAAAAAGCTTTCGTTACTGTGCGGCAGAAAGTGCTGAATTTTACATTCCCATTGAGTTCCTCCAGCAAAGCGAGGACAACCGCCAGGCCTCTGCAGGAGCCCTTCCTGCCGACAAGCAAGGATTAGCCCTTATGCAGTACGTTCGTGCCTTGCACGCTTGCCAAAATGCCTACGAGGGGCTTCTACTGACAGGGGTGAGCAAGGAGCAGTCTAGAGCCATCCTGCCCTCAGCGCTTTATACCAGTTTCGTCTGGACTTGTTCTTTACAGGCTCTGTTCCATTTCATCTCCCTGCGCATTGGCAAAGGTGCTCAAGGAGAAATTGTGTCTTACGCTAAGGCGCTCCTTGAACTAGGAAGGCCAGTGGCTCCAGAAGCCTTTGATGCCTTCGCTGAAAACAACTACCAATTCTGAGCATGAACGCCATTAACCCCGCCCACTACCAAAAAGGAGGAGTGGAATGCATTGAAGCCATTGAAGCATCAATGACTGCCGAAGCCTTCAAAGGCTTCCTAAAAGGTAATTGCATTAAGTATTTGTATCGCTACGAAAACAAGAATGGCATTGAAGACCTAAAGAAGGCTGAGTGGTACTTGCTTCGCTTGATTGCAACCAGAGAAAATGAAGTTGCTTTTGAGGATAAAATTACACAAACCATAAGCGAAGCTTTGTCTGTCAATTACGATCCTGACGATTATCAGCTACCAAGCGGATGTCCCGATGGCTTCTGTCCATTGCCAAACGTGCGTCAAGGCCCCTCAGAGGGCATGTTCCCTCCCATTCGCGACCATTAAGCAGCGCACAACCCGTTCAAAGGGAAGGGGCCGTAAACGGTCCCTTTTTCATGCAATGGCAAAATACGCTGAGTAGCCTCGCACCATGCTTCCCAGTCAGACAAATCAGTGTGAGCACTTACAAAGCTATGGAAATGTACCCACTCAAGCAAAGCCTGCTCACGATGTTCTGTCCAAAATCGCTGAGGCCGCCACCATTCAAAAACTGGCAGACTTCCCTTCCCGGCGTTGCAACTCAGACAGGAAGGAATATTGTTCCATTTTGCAAAGTGCGGACCGCCTTTGCTCTTTGGTACAAGATGATCAATCGTAAGCTTTTCGGTCCACTTGCCGCAATAAGCACAAGCGCAATGACCAAATGGTCCCCTTACAGAATAGTCTTCAAAAATACTTTTGCGATAACGTCGTTTTGCATCACCAGGACGTAATTCAGAAAGCGAATGGAGAAGTTCTTCCGGTCCATTGCTCATCCTCATGATGATTTTTGACGGTCTTCTCCCTAGCTTAAAGCCAAAACTACGCCTCGGGGAATAGCTTAGAATGAACAAAAGAAATTCTTTACGAGCATGAAAAGCTGGCAGGAAAAGCTGGCCGACTTGGCTGTTTCAATCACTGCTGGTATGCTCTTGGCTACTGGCGCCATGATGATGAGTATTGGTCATCAGCAAGTAAAGATCACTGCGCAAGTAGAAAATATTGCAGAAAAGCTTGACACGCTCACGGAAAACCTTAAAGGGCTGGAAGAGCGGGTGCGCTCTTTGGAGATTAGACGCTAGGCTTTACAAAACGCTTTTCTATTATGACTGGCATTGAATGGTTTGTAATTGGCGGTATTGCCATTGCAGCTCTGGATCAAGTGATTCAGCACACCCCCTACAAGAGCAATAACATTGTTCAACTGGTCTTGACTGGCCTTAAGGCAATCTTTCGCGTTAAAGGCTGATGCCTGATATTGCCAATACTTGGCAGGGCGTAAGCCTCCATGCAAAGCGCATGGGGGCTAAATTCCCTGAGCTAGTAGCAGCACAATGGGCGCTAGAAAGCAATTTTGGCAAACACACTTCTGGCACGCATAATTATTTTGGCTTAAAAGGCATTGGCAGCTCTCGTGAGACTAAAGAGTTTTACGATGGCAAATGGGTGACCATTAAGGCGGGGTTTATTGACTTTCCCAGTCTTGCTGCTTGCATTGAATATTTAGTGGTCCATTGGTATAAAGATTGGCAATCTTACAAGGGCGTCAATGGGGCCGACAATCGCTATGCTGCTGCTCGTATGCTCAAAGATCAAGGCTATGCCACTGATCCTGACTACCCTGCCAAGCTTTCGCGGCTGATGAAGCAATATGCTCCTGAATCTCTCATTATCCCTCCTCCCATGGCTTTAATTGGTCCGAAGAAACGCCCGCAAGACTTTGGCTTCAAAGCAGGCGACTCTCACTTGATTGTGAATGATGCCTCTGAAAGGATGAAAGCGTTTTCCTTTGAAGGAAAGCTTCTTTGGGAAGTTGACTGTTTGGCTCGTGGGCAAAGCAGCGAGTCTGAATGGAAGGTGACTAATTCCGACACACCTCCTGGCATGTATAAAATTGGCACTGTATATCGTGACCACGAAAGAGTAGGAGACAAGCCAACTTATGATCGCACCTTGATGTCATACGGTTGGTACAGTCTTGACTTGATTGAGCTAGAAAATCAAGAAGCAAAGCATGGCAGAGCAGGAATTATGATTCATGGCGGCGGATCTGCTTGTGGATGGCCTGGTGCATGGGCTCCAAAACAAGCGCTATTTCCCACTCATGGGTGCGTTCGTTGTCATAATATTGATCTTCGCGACAAAGTTGTGCCCTTGCTAAAAACTGGCTCCATCTTTGTTTCTGTTTATCAAGAAGCGTGACCCAGCAATCCATATTCAATGCGCTTTGTTATGAACTAGCTATGTGGGCTGCTGATAAGCGGCCTTCATTGCGTTTGAAACCATGGTTTATTGCGCTGATTAATTGGTGCAAGCCAGACTGGACGGAATGGAAAACGGAACAAACTATTAAGAGGGTAGACGAGCAAGCTTCTACCCTCGTGAAGCAATGGGAAAAGGAAGAGCGTGAAACCATTGCCACCAAGCTTGCCAGCAAAGCCCAGGAGCTGTTTCCAGCCGCCACAATCACTCCCTTGCCCAATGCCATCGTCCCTTCCGTGATGATCGTTCACGAGGCTCCTGAGAGCGCCAGCGACGACGTAAAGGCTCTTGGCGGCGAGCTACGTATTACTTGGACCATGGACGGCCTAAAATAAAGGGAGATAGTTTGTTGCCATGGAAATCATTCTTGGTTTAGCAATATTTTCCTTGGGAATGACAATGGCTAGTCGCATGTATTGTCATTGCGTTCATCCTTATCATCCTTCGCGCAAGCTTTCTCTTCCGCTGCGAGACCCTGAACAATAAGATTGTGAAGCTGCATGTAATAAGTTAAGCCGTCGCCATATTCAAGACCAAACACTTCATAAAGCGCATGACGATATGACCCCCTATCTATTACTTCTGCCCTGTACGTTAGTTTTACAATTTGCCTAAATGCTTGGCCTTTGCCATCGTAATCAAGGCTGTCCCACCAGGCATCGTCTTCAGCTTTTTGACGCTTTTCAGCTTCGCACCATGCCTCCCGAAGTGCCTGTAGGTCAGGAGAATTCAGCCAATCTTCCATAAATGTGACTACCACGAATAGATCAATACTAATCCTGAACCGCCGTTACCGCCAGCACCACTACCGCCTGTAGTTCCGCCAGCACCACCGCCTGCACCGCCTGAGCCAATGGCACCATCACCACCAAGTCCACCAAGAGCGTTGGCGCTATTGCAGCCACCTCCTGAACCTCCAGTGAAGAGCATTGGAGTACGAAGCGCAACTCCAGGAGAGCCAATGCCTGCAGTTGCACCAGCAGCACCACCCACCAAAGTTGGAAAAAGGTTTAGTACGGCTGTCTGCGAAGCAGGGGCTGTGACGTTACCGCCTGCACCTGTTGAACCACCGCCACCGCCGGCTCCTCCAGAAAGCAGTAATCCAGTTGTGGGGTAGGTGATTGCACCGCCTGCACCGTTGGCTACTGCACCGCCAGCACCACCGGCTTGTCCTGCAAGAAAAAAGCTAGTTCCCAGTGCACTAAGCAAACAGTTGGCAGTTGTTGCAACCGCACCAGCGCCACCCGCCGATCCTACAACCGTCGCTGTAGCTGCCGTACCGCCTGCTGTTCCAGGGTTAGCAAAACAGACGGTGTAGATAGCGGCAGTAGCTGGAGCAATTGAAACATAAGAGCCAATACCGTTGGCCCCAAGAGTACCAACAGTAGTTGAGGAAGCACCGCCGCTACCGCCAATACCTGCTGATACGTACAATATGTCAGGTAATAAAGCAGCAGGAATTTCCACTGTTGAAAAACCACTGCTACCACCGCCACCACCACCGCCACGGGCAGTTGCTGTTGCGCTTGGAAAGCCGCCACCACCGCCTGCACCGCCGCCGATACAGACAATTCGGATCATATTGATGTTTGCGGGCTTTTCCCAAGCCACCCACTGTGTGTTAGCGTTGGCGGAACCAGGAAATACGCTGACAAAACCGTTTTGTGGTTTTGGAATGTCAAATATATTAAGCATTAGTAGTTGCCTCCAATCGCCAATCCTTGCCAGTTAGAGTTAGTGTTTTGAGCAACGGATTGTGCCACAAGCAAGAACCTGTTAGCTGGAATTGCAAAGTTAAACGGAACCTCGATTTGATAGGGCGCAGTCGTTACGGCTGAAACAGTTTGCGCTGCGGCTTGAACTATCGCAATCAAGTCGGTGTTGCCTGTTGTTGTAGCACCAGTATTGACAGTGGATGTGTACACTTGCAATGTCGTAGCAACCGAGCTAATAACACTTGTAGTTGAAACGAATGAGAAGCGGAATTTTTGTATGTAAGAGCCATCTACGCCAGACGTAAATGCCAAGAAACAGTTGGTCCCGATCGTGCCAGGAGCAGTGGTATTTACGTTTGTGGATGTAGTCAAGATGTCTGCATGACTGACGTTTGGCGTCAGCGTCCAGATGGGAGAAGTGTTAGCTGCCATGAGAGATAAAAGCGAACGTTACGGTGTTGCTGCACCATAATCGACAGCGAGTAGTTTGCCATAGCTAACACCGGCCACGCCGCCAGTGCCGATTTGCACCATCGCGCCAGCGGCGTTCTTGACGTAGAGAATGCCATTAGTGGAGTCCCATGCGGGCTCGCCCACGGCAAAACTTCCCGCTGATGGAGCAGTTGAACCACGCCGCAAAAGAATTGTATTAGCCATTAGAACGTACCGCCATCAACGGTGGAAGCATCGCTTAATACAGTACCACTAGTTGGAAGCGTAATGCTAGTCGTTCCTGTAACAGTCAATGTTGTTCCGAAGGCGCCGCTTAGCGTCAATGCACCAGCGGTGGAAATATTACCGCCAATCGTGATGGTGCTGGAGTTGGACACGCCTGTGCCACCATTAGCAGCGGCAAGAGTGCCAGCCAGAGTAATGGCGCCGCCTGTTGCCGTGCTTGGAGTGAAACCAGTGGTGCCCGCCGAAAATGTGGAAACTCCACTACCAGCGCTGCTGAATTGGTTAAATGTCAGTGCAGTGCCGCTAGCGCCGCCAATAATAATTGGTGCGTTTGTCGCCAAGACCCAACCAGTATCGGCTTGCGTGCCTTCTTCAATGAAAGTAAACGCACCAGGCGTTACTTCTGCGTCAGTGTCGAAGTCAGTGGCACGATCCCATACACCGTTGGAACCAGTGCCGACAGTACTAACCACCCATATACCGTTCTGTGCGCCAGTGCTTTGGTTCTTGAGCAGGATACGATCATTGGCTACCAGCGTTACGCCGTCAAGAGTATTGGGCGCTGCTGTGATCTGACCTCGTGCGCTAGTGCCACCTGTTGCCGCATACGTAACAGTGACGGTTGCGGTTGAGGCAGCGCGGACGCTTTGCTTTACATCGAGGCCGCTACGGGCGGCATCCACATAAGCCTTTGTCGCTGCGTCGCTATCCGCAGTCGGCGTTCCCACGTTGGTGATCTTGAAGCCACCAAATGCCACATCAGCAGTGGCTGCGCCAACTGAACTCAGTGTGGCATTAGCGTGAACGTGATCCGCCCTTGCATATCGCGTACTACTGCCTACTGCCGCCACGCCCAGTGCAGAGGGAGTAGCTGCTGCGGCTTGAGCCAATACAAACGCCGTGGTGGCAATTTGCGTGGTATTAGTGTCAACGGCAGCAGTCGTTGATAACGGTGTGCCCGTAAGCGACGGTGATGCCAATGGCGCCCTACTTGTATCAATGGGGTGGATGTGATCAGCGCGGGCATATAAATTGCTAGTACCAGCCGCCTGCGTACCATTCATTGCGATGGTGCCAGCAGTAGCGTTTCCTTGTCCCAAGACAAACGCAGTAGTGGCTAAGCGCGTACTATTGTCATTCACTGCTTGCGTAACGCCAATTGCACTACCTGCACCAGTGCCAGTCAGCGAAATAATGCCGCTAAGTGTTTTGTCTCCTGTAATCGTCTGCGTGGTGCCTAGTGTTGCAAAGGCTCCAGGACCAGCAATGGATAGGATCGAAGTGGCAGATCCACCTCCCCCTCCAGTACCAACGCCGTAATACAGAGTTGAATCTTGCTCGTTAAATGCCAACTCAGCATTTTGAAGAGTAGATGGAGCGCCTGCGGCACCACCAGCCAGGCGACGTTTGATGCGAATAGTGTTGGCCACTAAAAGTTAGCTCCGTCAACAAGGGTGTCAGTAGTCCAAGTATTATCGGCCTTGAACGTAGCCGTGTTGGCGTCATAATAAACGACGCTTTTATTTACTTTAGCCACATCATTAACCACTAGGCCGGCGGGACCAGCAGGGCCAGCAGGACCAACAGCGCCTTGAGGGCCGTCTGAACTTAGAGCGATGGACGGAGAGCTAGGCGCAATAACCGCCACTTCGTTGCCATTCTCCTCTGTGATTAGAAGCTGCGTATTTGTTTGCGTGACGACAATGTTGCTAGCCATTACAACCCTCGTCCAGTAAGTCCCAAATCAATATAAGCAGTGCCTTGCAGCAGGTAGTATTTATCACCGCCAGGCTCAGTAATCATTAAATCATACTGCCCTTGCTCTGTAATGCCAGAAGTGACAGCGCTAGTCAGTTTGAGCTTGAACATGCCACTAGCTTGAACAGTCCATGGCGTGTCAAAATTAGCAAGCTTTGTCGTGCCCGTTCTGTTCCATAGTTCTGCTTCCAGCGTATAACCACTCATATTGACAGGCACGCTAGCACTGTCCTTATATTGCAAGGCAAGCTGATAAGTGGCGCCTTGGTGGATGGTTATGTCGTAACGAGCTGGGTCCACTGCCGCACCATTGACAATATCAATAGTCTACACAAAAATGACCTACACTACCTCCCTCCAACCAATTAAGCCGGTGGCATTTTCAGAAGAGCTACATTGAAGCGTCAAGATAATAATGTCGCTTGTACCAGTAATGCTTTGTCCTAATGACAATGCCAAACCACTTTGAGGATCAAATTCAATGGAAGAACGAGATGCCACTAGCCCAGCACCAATGATGGTGCCGCCAGAAAAAGTGCCGGTGCTCATCACTTGCACATTCCCCCTGCCATTGTCTGCAGAAAGCCAAGTGCCGCTAACTGTTGGATTAAGGCGTAGTCGCCATTGTGCCACGGTGTTGGCAGACGGATTGCCCCCTAAGCTTGCGTCAATTTGAGCGGGAATAATCACATTGTCAGTGCGATCACTTGCCATGCGGATGGCTGCCACCATGGTTTCAGAAGAAATTGCGCTGAAACTACCTGCGCCACGTCCCGTTATGTAAATAGGACCAGTTGGCTGATAGCCACCTTCACTTGCTACGCTTGTACAAATTTGCTTTAAGACGGCAGGAGAAGCAATGGCGGAAGAATTATGCAAGCGATAAGACGTTGGCAAAATAGCCGAGGTCATATACACCTTATTGATATTGTTGGAATGCTTAAATTCATGGCAATAACGAATTTCACCGTCGATAACAAAACCACAGCGCACCCTTCCTACGCCTAACCATTCCAGGTCAGTGATAAAAATATTGGCTTTCGTAAAATCAAGGGCCGCAAAAGAATCAATGTTCCATTCCGCTTGACTAACAACGTTTTCTTGGACGGTGCCAGTAGCACTGCTCCTCACCACAAACTGCACGCTTGTGCCATTAGTTCGCAAAATAATGCCATTGTCATCATCAAAATACCCCACCTCCTGTACAAGACCAGCAATGGGAGCATTACCAACAAAGCTTGCCATGACAAGCAACGACTTCCCTGGCTGGTAAGGAAAATGCCTTCGTGATCGACGGAGCACCGTGTCTCCTGACGCCACTGTTGTCTTAAGCTCTAGCGAGCTTTCGTTTGTCAAATAATTAGTAGTACCACCGCCAACTACGGCTTCGTCCCATAGGTCTGTGCGCTTTGAATAGCGCAGCATGGAATCAAACAGTGTGAATGGCTCACTAAAGCGTTGTCTGCCGAAAGCATCTAGAGCCCCGCTGTCTGGCCCCTGCTGCAACAACTGTCCACGGTGGTCAGCTTGAATGGCAGTTTCAAACTGCTCTCCACCACGAACTATTTGGCCCATTTTTATTTAACTATCTTTCTTTATATCATAGTCACAATGTGCTTCACCATATTCTGCCGCCATCGTTTCAAAAGCGGTTACCATGCTTTGAGGCGCATAGCCACAGCCCAAGGCGAATTGATAGAACTGGCGCGTTAAAGAGATGGCATTCACTTCTTGACATTGATGAATGATTTCTTGGTAGCCAGCAGTATCGCTTGTTGCTCTATCACAAGAGAAACGATGGGAAAAGGAATAGGAATCAGTGAAAGCCATGGCAAAGGAAAAGGCCAGCCCGCAGGCTAGCCATGAACGATGCGCTTGTCAACGCCTAACCCTTTCCCTGCCCTTTGCGAAGCTTCCTACCATGCGAAGGCTTGCTCCGCTTTCCATTGCCCTGCCTAGTCAGCTTAGGGGCTCCTGGGAGGTGGTCACGCTTAAGTGCTGCACTACCGCCTTTGCTCTTTACTGTCATTGCCAAATGAAAATGCCTATAAAGCTTAAGACCTAAAAGCCGATTTCACGACCATGTTCGTCGCTAGTCTTAAATCCTGGTTGACGCTCCTCTCTGGTTTTCTTATAGAAGAGAACAAAGCCGAACAGTCGCCAGCATAATGCGCGAAAGAAATCTACCTTGGCAAAACCTTCGTCCGCTTCATTAATGCCAGTGCCGTGAGGCACCATGTAAATAGGCACTCTTCCGCCCCAACAGGCTAGTGCAATAAGCATTGAACGATAGCAATGGAAGAAACTGGTCACCACATATAGGCGCGAACAGTTTAAGCTTTTTAGCAGCTTGTAAGTGTGGGTGAAATTAGTAACAGTGTCCCACGCTGCGTTGTCTACGATGATACGCTCACGAGCAATGCCAGCCGCGTCATACCATTGATAGAAACCATCCCCTTCAGACGACACTACCACCACGCTGTCAGGCATTGATGCGGCTAATCGAGCTGCTGTTTCAGCCCTTTCAGGAGTGCCGCCAAGATGAAGAATGATTTGCATTAGCCTGCCTCCAAGAAATACGGTCTGCCATTAATATTTATTGGCACCCGCTTATTGGCGACTACTCCACTCGCAAATATTACGCCCCCATTGTCCCTTAGTCCCTGTACTGTTAAGCCTGCATTCGTCGTTAACGTGCTTGTAGACAGCGCGTAGGACAGTCCTGAGACGGTGAGCGTAAAGAGACTGTCAGAAGAGCCGCTAAGCGTTACGCCGCTTTGCACGAGGCTTCCTGACTGAATGTAACCAGTGTTAGCCCACGAGCCAGAAATAGTGTCCCCACTACGGGAAACATACAACGATGGGATGATGCCAGAAAGCGTAGCAGTGAGCCCGTTGATTTGCCCTTGGAAATTGCTTGTGGACCTAGCGATGCGCTGCACGTCTACATTGCTCACGCCTGCGCTGGTAAACAGTCCACGAATGCGATTGTAATCAGCAGTGGCTAATCCAAGATTAATTCTGGCTTGCTCTGCAGAGGGCAAGTCGGAAAGATTATTCTTACGAACGAGCCCTCTTGTCATTAGCTGTCTCCTGCGAATTTATGACGAGGATTACGAGGCGCCACTAGATAATCGTCCCAACCATCAGGAAGCGTGCCAATAAAATTAACATGCCAGCCTTCCATGGGAGTGGCAGGAGAAGTGATCTTTCCAGTTTCAGGATCGACAATGGCATCATCATTGTAAAGAATGCCAGCAATGTCCATGGCGTGGTCATGCGTGTACTGGATGTAACCGCCAGGATTATCGCCTTCTGGCTCGTTATAGAAGCCAGCAACATATGAGGCAGAACGGAACGTAGTCTCGTCGGGAAAGCGGAGGCGGTTAGTCATGGGAATTAGGTGGCGGTGAGGGCCTGGAGTTGAGCGTCGGGGAGACGGACGGGGTAGAAAGCGAGGCAGGCGATGGTGCCGTTTAGGGCGTAGTTGGTATAGCCAGTGTCCGTGCCTAGCAAAAGTTGATTCGGACTAGGCATAGAAATAGATGTGTCAACAGCAGACGTGGTTCCATCTACGACGCATATGGAATTATTTGCAGCTAAACCCAATGCAACTTTTTTGATACCGTATGGTATGGGATAAAAAGTAAACGATGATTGCGCAATGTATCCAGTTACAATGTTAACGTTTAACTGCAAAGGATCATAGTTCCTAGATATGCCAACATGTTCATTATCGGTATTGTCATTTAACGCAACTATGGATAAAGTAGACCCACTTGCATCTTGTTTTGCCGTTGGAAAGGAACAAAACAGCGTCCCTTGACTCTGGTTATACCAACTCGAAAAGTTAGTCCCCGTAATGCTCGCCACATCAGCAGCGCGGGTGACAGTGGACGCCACAGTGGGGATGTAGGAGGTGGGGAAGGAGCCTGCTTCTAGTTGGGCGCCCCAGACAAAGATTCCATTAGTGGATGAAGCGGTTGCAACAAAACTATTATTTGCGTCACATGGACCAATGCTGATATACGGATTGGTTGTAGCTGGTTGAGTGAGAGAACAGCGAAACCAACCATTTGCAAAAGCTTGAATGGTTGCTGAACAGTTGGCTGTAACCGTACCAACAGTGCCAGCAGAAAGATCAAACCATGCGCCAAGAGATGTGGTGCCACCAAGTAAATAACAGCGAGTAAATCCCGACGCCTTTACAAAGAAAGACATAGTGGTAATACTACTTGAAATACCAACTGATTTATTAACATATCGAATTGAACCAGTTGTGCTTGGATAGATTAAATCAGCAGTTGTTGTGCCATCTGGACTCACCGCAGAGTTTGCTGTGACCGTGGCATCCTGCTTCGCCCAACTGGCATCGTTAATCTGCTCGCTATACAGCGCAAGGTTAGTCCTCGCCTCCTCCACCAACAGCCCAAGGCTTTCCCCCGTTGTCGGATTATGTTCAAACCGCGCCTGATTAACAGCAGCACCTTGAATGAGGCCATCTGAGCCCACGAAAGTGCCAGTAGATGCCCTCGTATAAGTAATGCGAGGATCTAAGCGCTTAGTAGCAGCAAAATTAAGATCTAGCGTGGGGCGAGTATTAGGGAAAAAACGCTTAATAGACATTAGAAGAAGCCTCCAGCGATGGTGCCATTAATATTTCCCACCCACACCATAGCCGTGCCAGTGGAACCAGAAAGCGTAATGCCACTAACTGATGCGCCGCCTGGAGGGCTTCCAGGAGCTAAATTAACGCCAACATGACCAGTGCCACTAGTAGATGCAGCAACGCTTATAGGGCGTGCAGTGGCATTAGTATTGCGCACGTAAAGCTTTATTTCTCGTCCATTCGTTAAATTACTGAAATTCACAGTAACGCCTGTAGCCATTGAAGCCGTATAGTTAAAGCGTTCAAAAGACAAAGCATCAATGGTGACAACGCCGCTAGTAGTGGTAGTATCAGTGCCGCCCCGCCAAAATGGATATGAGACAAAAGCCATGTCTCCCAACTGACCGTTTAATGGCACTTGATTAGGAGCAGTGCCAATATCAGTTTGCGTTACAACGGGAAAGAGCGTGCCTCCAACAGTGCCACTAGCATTTTCAAAATAACCTGAAATTGTTGTACTAGCAGGGATGACGCCGCTAATGGTAGTGTCAGCGCGTCCCAATACGCCACTTGCAAACACTTGTACTTTGGCTTCATTAGACACGCCTGCAACAATAGTGTCCAGGCCCGTAAAGCCCAAAGCAGTGGCCACATTAAAGAAGCCACTAGCCGTTACTTTCTTATTAGGCGTGGAAGCATCACTTACGTCACGAATGATAAATTCGTCGCCCGCCGCTAAGTTAGCGCCAATATCAGTAAGCTGAGAAATTTTTGTCATTTAGCTCAAGCCTCTAGCGGATTATTGCCGCCGACGCTATCTTCAAGCTCAATGGAAGCAAAGTCTTCCAACTGCAGAGTTTGAATGCGGTCAGGGTCATATACGCCATCATAGCGCCAAGCGAAGTATTCTTCCACGGTGCGTAGTTCTTTGTCACTCAACACTCTATTAAAGAAAGCGAATGAATGAATGTCACCGTTCATTGCACCACCGCCGCCAGGAGCACTGCCGAGGATGTAGGTGTCTCCTCCTGTGTAAGTGAAGCCTGTGCTTTTATAGTCCAATCGCACGCTATTTTCTCTAATCTCCAAGCCGTAAGCAGCGCTTGCTCTTACGGCGAAAGTGTAAGTGCCATTATTCTCTGCCAAGCCTAGAGCCATATTGGCTTGCACAGTAGTGGTAAACACACCTAGATCAATATTCCGCCCGCCATCGTTCCACCTACATGCCGCATTATTTAAGGTGCTAAAGATGTTGTAATCACCATCCAACACGCGCACTTTCATGACAATAGTTGCTGCAGAAGGTGCCAGGTAGCCAAGATTCCCCATGCTTAAACTGTCATTAGTACCATCAAAGCGAATGGCAGGCTTGCCATTCATTACATTCGTTGTATAAATGGGACGATTGCCGCTAGTGGTTTGCGCTGCTACTGGCCCACTCCCTACGCCTTTCCATTGAATCACGCCATTGCTTCCATCCAAATTAACCTCGCTGTATTCAGCATCCAGCCACATTACGCAACCAGAAATTGCCGTGGGCGGAGGAAGAAACAATGGTACGCGCCGAACAGTCCATGATGGCTGTTCTTGTAGTTGAAGAAAATTCTTATAGCGCACAAACTGACTGCCCCATTGAGCCAGTGTGCCCGTGTAATTGATGCCGCTTGACTGGATGGTGGCGGCAGTAACGGGGCCTAGCTTGTATTCTCCTCCAGAAGAGAACAAGCCACTTGCTGATGGCGAAAAGTATGAGACTGTCGAGGGGCCAATAATTACGCCGCTTTGCGTGGTATATGGACGATCGTTATTGATGATATTGGCAAAGACGGCGCCAGTAAAAGTATCTCCAAAGCGTGAGGCCCTTGCACTAATGCCAGACAGTGAAACAGTCGCACCACTACTAAGTGCAACAATTTGCTGCTCTAAGCTGCTGGACAGTCCAATAATGGCCTGGTAGTCGCTTTCAACCACTCCTGAATCAGACGTGCCAACAAGCAAAGCTAAGTCGCGCCTATCAATGCCAAGATTATCCAGGCAGACATTCCTGTCCAGCACTTCTGACAGATTGCTTGTTGTACGAAAACCGTATTGCTGCGTCATTAGTTCTGTCCTGCTTTCATAAACAGTACGAAATCGTTTGTTTCAAAAGGAATGGCAAATTCAGGAGATGCAATGGTGCCAGAAGGCATTGGTTCCGTGATGCGCCAGTTGGTCTGTGGTTGTAGTTCCCTTAAGAGGATGCTAGCAGTGGCAGTGGAGCCACTAAAGGGGGAAGTAGCGATGGATAAGGCAGGAGTGCCGTTGATGCGCGTAGAGACGCCGCTGAGCGTAATTCCTGAGGAGAAGAGATAGTTGCCGCTAGTAGTGGGCGATGCTTTGAGCATTGCCGCATCTTGAAAGACCGTGCCTGATGCAACTTGCTGAGCTGCAGTGGTTAGACGAGACTGTGCAGAAGCGCTAAGCCCCTTGATGAAGACGAAATCACGAGTGGAGGCATTGCTTACGCTATTGAGCGCAAGAGTGTCTTTGCCTTTGATGGTGAAGGTGTATGGATATGTGGTGGAGGATGGGGAGCCAGAAGCTGAAGTCAGATATTCAAGAGTTAAGTTGGAAAGGCGGACAGGGTAGTAAGTTAAGCGCGAAAAAGTGGCTCTTCGTGTGGGTGCGCTAACTCCAGTTATGAAGCCAATGTTTAGACGATTAACAGATGGAGGAGCAAAAGAAGTGTCAGTTAATGCAGTTGCTCCATTAACAGAAAAACCTGCATCGTTTAATTGCTGCGCATTCGCCATTTTCATTCTGACGTTTAATCCGCCATATCCCGTAAAAATCAATGAATATCCTGCAGAGGAATACGCCTCAGCTCTGTCTGCAGTAACTCCATTCCCAAGTTGTAAAACTCGTGGATCTAGGCCAGCGGCTGTCTGCGCAAGAGCAAAAACAGAAATTAGTCCTTGGTCACTTTTTACATCTAAAAACAAAGTGCCAGCACCTTGATTATACCAACTGCTAAAATTAGCCCCCGTAATGCTCGCCACATCAGCAGCGCGGGTGACAGTAGATGCGACGGTGGGGATGTAGGAGGTGGGGAAGGCGCCGGCTTCTAGTTGGGCGCCCCAGACAAAAATTGTGTTTCCTGCTGCAGCGCCAGCATTATTGTTTGCGGCAACAACACCTACCGTTGCATAATAGATTGCAGAATCGGCAACGGTCAAAGTGACTTGGCACCTCCAGAAACCGTTGGCGGCTGGCAAAATTGTACTAGACACCCGAGTGACGTTTGTACCGGCACTTAATCCGCTTACTCCTCCTACCGCTCCATTAGTTACGTTAAAATACCAGCCATTAGAATGTGCAGTTCGGTCGCTAAAGATAAGGTAGCACCATGAGGTGGTGCCTGCTTTAACAAAGAAACTAAATGAATATGTTGTGCCTGCTATTGATGTAAATGCTTGACCAACTTCTCTGTTGTTGCCGCTAACCGCCACGGATATTGTTTCAGCGGTTACTGTATTGTCAGGGGCCGTGGTTGTATTGGCTGATGGAGTGGGTACTAGGCTAGCCGACCATGCAATGTTGTTAATTTCCTCACTCCGCAGCAACAAATTCGTCCTCGCCTCCTCCACCAACAGCCCAAGGCTTTCCCCCGTCGCGGGGTTGTGATCGAACCGTGGCGCACCACTTGTGGCGGTCTGAATTAGTCCATTGCTGCCAACAAAAGTGCCAGTGGAAGCCCTTGAAAAAGTGATTAAATTATTACCGCTAATGTCATCAACAAGGCTCTTGTTTGCTGCAAAATTTAAGTCTAAAGATGGCGATGGAATGGGAATATCAGTTGAAACGCTACTGCCCAAATTATCCCAAGCTCTTTCCCTGTCAACAACATCCGAAAGATTATTCGCAGCAACAAGTCCTGGAAGTGTCATTGTTCCTCCCAGTTAAGCATGGCGCTTGCAATGCCACTTCCAACTCGTGCAGTGGCCATTACAAACAATGCTCCAGTGTTAAATTGCGATCCAGGTACGCCTGCTATAAACATTTTATCAGGGCCGAACACATTAGAGAGGTCAAATTGCTTTGTTTCACCACTACCAATAAAGAATGTTGCCACTCTATTGTCAGTTGGCATAGCTTTAGTTCCCTGCCTGTCTACCAAAGTTGCAGACAATGGGTCGGAAATAGCATTTTCAAACTTATGCGCAGTGTAGTTTGCACCGCCTGTAGCTGCTGTTTCCGTTAGTCCGCTAACAACAGAAAATGCTGTCACGGCTCTAGTCAGTCCACTGCCAACAGTAGTTAAGTTTGTCCCTTCAAGAACAGTCACGTCACTAATATTGGAGCTGTCCATTAGTTCAGCAACAATGGCAATAGGCCAAGGGTTGGCAATGCCGCTAACAGTCAAACTATTCCCGCCTGCTGAAATGTTATAGGAAGGTGTACCGCTATTAATGACAATGGCAAAAGACGAGCTTTCATTACAAGCAAAAGCAATAGGAAGCCGCAGGTCACCATTTACATTGCCATTAATGTCAAAGGACAATCCTGAATACGAGCTTGCTGCCCATACAACGGGCTGTGTGCCGTTGTAAACACCACTTGCCTGGGGCCATAGCCCTACGCGCCAATAACCGTCGTTGTCGCGCCTTAGAAGGCTGCCAGAGGTGACGCCGCTAGTAATGGCAGCATTCGCCACAGCATAAGCATTAAAGCGTGACAAGCGAATGGAAGTAGTGCCATCAGGAATGGGACGATCAGTAGTGATAGTTGTAAGTCCTGAGCTAATAGTTGTAACGTGCGTATTGAAAATACCAGCGCCAGTCACTCTCACGCGCTTCCCTGAAAGATATGTGGTAGGACCAGTTAGTTCGGTGCTGACATTAGGGAATGTGCCACTGGCAATGGCAAGTTGATTATTGCCAATCTTCGTCACTGTAATGGCAGTGCTAAGTCCACGAGATAAGCTTGTGCCTTCGCCATAGCCATATTGCACGCCGCCGCAGCTATTCCCCCTGAAGATGATATCGAAACGGGCAGGCGTAGAAGCAAATGCCGCCAAGCTAACGGGATAGACAGCCTTCTGATTATCCACGCCATTGATGGTGCCCTTGATATTTAGCCCCAGCAAGCTTCGACTGGTGGCGCTAATGTCTTTAGGCGCCTCTAGAGCTGCCGTGCCAAGCGTGACTGTTCCTTTGTCGCCGCCGTCAATGTAAACGCTGCTGCCGTAAAGATTAATAAAAGCAGCTTGTTGAGTGCCAGCAGTGGTAGCAGCACTTGTAAACAAGCGAAGATAAGCACTCCTCAGACTGGGATATTCAAAGCGGTTCTCAGCGGAAATGTAATGCAACACCACCCATCGTGCTTCTCCATTGCCAGCAGGCACATAGGCTAAGAACTTAGCGCCCACGGCTCCATACCAGCTAAATTCAATTTTGAACATTGTCACGCGAGACAAATCCAGGCCCCATTGCGTACTACCTTCCCCCACTTGCACCTTATCGCCGTTCCATTCCTCCCTAGGCACCTTCAGCGTGCCAAGGTCAGGAGAAGTGCGAACAATATATAAATCAGTGCCTTTCTCTAGCTGAAAGAAATAACCATCTCCATAAGCATTCCTGCAGCCCCATTGAATAACTTCTCCGTCATAACCACTTTCCGTGGACATCCTCACGCCTAGCGTAAAGCCCGTCACTCGTCCTGGCTGATAACGAAAAGCTCTCTTGCTTTCCCAGTATGCAGTCATTGTTCCATTGGTATAACCACCAGGAAAACGTCCAGTGTTGTCATCAATGGGGTAGACGAAGCCTGTTGGGCGAGGAAAGACATAAGCTTGAATGGCACTCTCTACCGGTAGGTGCCGCCAGTAGTAACCAAAATCTCCTGCAAAAGTATATTCGGCGGGATCATAATAATAAGCGTAGCCAGCGACATTAGGACCGCTCGACCATTCTTTACTATTCACGCCATAAATATTTACAGTGTCAAAAAGCACCAATGCGGTTTCTTCTTTGGGAATACCAAGCAAGCTAGTGCTCACTTCACTTTGCTCCCTGTTTGTAATAATGACTGGCGCAGGACGAACTTCATCGTTCGTCACAAGCACTGGCGTGCAATTTCCCCTGTTAGTAAAGACTACTGTCTCCTCCGTGTCACCAATTAGCGGCTCCAGAGAAAGCTCTTCAATAAGAGGCACTCCAGTGGCAAAATCAATTAGCTCACTTTCTACTAGCTCACTGCCAGCAGGCGCAATATCATCTGGAAGCTGATAGTAATTTTCAATGCCGTCCCGATAAGAGGCTGTCATTAGTTCGTCTCTTTATACTTGCTCTTCCCAAGTAAGAGCACCACTCATGTTGATGGTGCCACTAGCAGACTGCGCAAACAAATACAAAGTATCTCCAGCGGCGGCGGTCAATGGGTAGGAAAGATAGTCTTTGTTATAGCCAAAATACGGAGCCAGGTCAAGGTCTACGCCTCCTGCTCCAACAAAGAACGTTGCAACAGTAATTCCGCCTGTAATGACAGTCACGCCTGAGCTAGTGGTAAATTCAATGGGGGAAAGAGCATCGGCGGAAGTGAAAGTAGCAGTGCCAGAGGTGCTCGTAGGATTTTTAATTAGCTTTACAATTCCCCTGCCATCGCTTCCTAGTCCTAGGCGAGTGGGATACACTTGCATACGATTACGCACTGAATTAATAGTATTCTTAGTGCGCAAAGCAAGCAGCATCGTTCCGCTTGCGGTTACGCTTCTGTCTGCAGTGTTGCTTTGTGATCGTGCAACAATAGTGCCCTTATCTCCGCCGTCAATGTAATACGAGGCGCCATATTTATACAGAGAGTTTTCATTGCCGCTTGTTGACTTTTGTACCAAGTACGAAATAGGCAGCGTAGGGTTGGCCAGACTAGGACTAGTTAGTTGGTTAGAGGCGCGAATGTGATGCATTCTCACCCATCGTGCCTCTCCTGCAGTGGTGGCATCAGGCACATAAGCCAAGAAGTGACCTCCAACAGCGCCGTACCAGCTATATTCCACCTTGAACATGGTGACTTTACTAAAATCTCCACTCCATACGCTTTGTCGCGTAACAATATCGCCTTCTTCCGTGGTTACTGCCGTGCTGTTGCCATAAGAAACAATGGGTGAGCCAGTAGTGCCGCTAATGCTTACAGTGAAGCTGCTACGGCCAGGCGTGCGGTCAGAGTAATACTGAGTGCGATTCTCGCCGTCCAAACGGTCATGGCTAAAGAATTTACGCGGCACGCGATATTCGTAGGTATAACGATAATCGTTAGGCACCGTCAAGAAAGAAGCCGCCACCGTAGCTGCGCCATTACTGGAAGCGTTTCCTCCAATGTTATTTCCTGCCCCCTGAAGGCTCCTGTCAAACAATGCAGCATGAATGTAGGTGAGGCCAGCGCGAACAATTACAAGGTCAACTCCTGCCGTGCCCCTGTCGCCGTCTGCAAGGTTAGCCGTGCGAATACCAGGCTCGTTGCTTTCCAATGCGCTTGTGCGCCTTACGCAATAGCAATTAGTTTCCTTATCAGTAATGGAAGTCTGTCCGCCGCCCTGCACTTCAATGTAATAGCCGTCGCGCTTGTCAAATGCACCAAACTTCTTAATGTCAGTGTAGTCCGTAGTAATATTTACCCTCGTGCCAAACGTAGCAGCACTCACTCGTCCTGGCTGATAACGGAAGAAACGCTTGCTGCTTAAAATTTGATAGTTATTAGTAACGGCAGTGCCAACGGTAATCTTTGCTGCACTTTCAGAAGCGATGTGGCTAGTAGTACCGCCTCCTTCACTCTGCCATTCATTAGGGTTGATATCGTAAGTCGTAACATCAGCAAAGATGCCAAGTGCAGTCTCTGCGCGAGGAATGCCCAACAAGCTCAAGCTAACTTCACTAATCTGCTGGTTCTGCACTACCACTGGTACAGCCTCTTGGTCAGAAGCAATGACCACTGGCAGGCTTTTTTCTGCAGTCTGAGGGCCAGGGGGAATGGGCGCAGTCCGACCAACTGTTACAACACTTACGCCTTCTTTCAACTCAGCCATAATTCCTCAAGGAAAACAATTGGAAAAAGTGGTGCCAACAAAAACGCTACCAGCTACCACTGTATCTTGCTTTAGTCTATAAACGCTACCGCCAGGTGCGGCATCGGTAATACCAGAAAGAGAAGCAATGGTAAAAGAATATGGTGGTGCGTAAGTAATGTTAGTTAAATTGGTGTAAATACGAGCGCCCGTACCATTGTAGTTAATGGAAGACTGCGCAGTGCCTTCAAAAATCACGCGCTCCGTAGCACCAAGCCCATGATTAGTTTGCGAGATAAATGTGCCAGTGCTAATGCTTACGAGGTCTGCAATTTCTTCTTTCCTTTCAATGCGCAAGTCCCAGCCCAATGCAGAATTTGACAGGAAATCACTAGAGTTTTCAGCGGTATAGGCGGAAGGGAAAAATGCTTGACTAATATTGGCGGGACCAACGCTAGCCGCTGCATCCCAAACCAATGCCGTTTGCGCTGAGCTAAGCCATAGCCTCACCGTACCATTGCGCAGTGGCTCCTGCTCTTCAATGTTGAGACTGGTTACTTGCTCTACCGTGCCAGAAATTGTATTTTTGAAGATGGACGCACAAACTTGCACGTTTGCTAAGTCATATGGCACGCCGTCTGCATCCTGTAGAAGCAAGCTAACGCCATCAAAATAATCCCTGCGCAATAGCCGCAAGTCAATTTGAGGAGCCAAGCTCGTAGCAAGGAATACGCTCATGTGAGAACTTCGCGATAAGAAAGCATGACGGTGTAAACAGTAGAGCCACTCACCACGGCATTAAGCTTCTCGCTCGTGACACTTTCAAACAAGCCCAGGGGGTTAGCTTGCGTCAAGTTGCCATTAGCTCCCAGATGGAACGGAGGTGTCCTGTCCGCTGTGCCGCCCGTCTGGATCTTTACAGTGCAGCCCGACAGAGAAGTGATGGTCATTGCCGTTACACGCAGCTTGCTGCCGCTCACAGCAGTCACCACGTCTACGTTGCCACTTGCCGAGACAAAGGCACTCTTTATCTCAGACGAAATAAGGTCGTGGTTGACAACGAATGGATCGCCGTTAGTGCCAGCGCCAGTAGCCTTTACATAAGCGGCATTGCCAGCAGCGTCGAGTCCGTAAAGATTGGCCATATTAAAGAACTAAGAAAAGATAGCGTTGGTTCGCCACGTCAGTACCATTGATTAGTTTAATGGTCAATGGCTCAATGAAATCAAACACCAATGGGCTTGAGAATGTCGCTTGGCTATAAGCATACGGTGATCGTCTGCCGTCAGTGCCAATTGTAGCAATTCTAATTTGATAAACACTCTGCGAGTTGTAAATGTCAGAGGGGAAACGAATGAAGTTGGCAGTGGTGGTGCCAATGTTGACCCAGCTATTGTCTTCTAAATCCAAGAAGTCCACTTCAAAAGCTGAAATGAACGGATTGTTCTGAACACCATTCCAGCAAATGGCAGGATTAATGCCTGCATTAAAAATGGAATAGCCCGAGTACTGAGGAAATTCCCATGCCACTTCGTATTGAGCCATTACGAGGGTACTCCTAAGATAATGTTGCCACCATTAACAGTGGGCAGCGCTTGCACTGATGCCACTTTAATGCGGGGTGTGCCCAAGATTGTTTCACTATCAGTTTGAATAAATTTGGCTTCGTCGTACAACGTGCCTAATACAGTTACCACGCCATCGTTCTCTACCATTGAAATCACTCTAAACTTTCTGACGCCTGCATTGCCTTCCTGCAGAATCCAAGGGGAATTCACAAGGGGAGCAGAAGGCAATGGCGAAGAAAATAAAAGCGTTGTTGTTTCGCCAGGAGCATTTATTATTGTGCGTGACAAAATACTGCCATCTTCCATCGTGATGTAAAGCAAATAAGAGAATGCTCCAATGGTGAAAGGGGCGTCAATGGAAACGGAAGTGGTGGTAGCGCTTGTCACTCTTCCACCAAAGCGCTTGCCTCCTTTTGCTGGATCAGCAATGCCAACGATTTCACCAGGAAGAATAAAGAAGCCTTCAGTTGCCACCTTGAAAGTAACTGTTTCGTATTCAAGCTGGTCCGTCAGCAGTAGCCATCGCCCCACTCGCTGCGCTTGCCCTTGTGAAGTGGTGCCAAATGCACGAATTTCAGCTTCCCTGTAGCCATAGCGCTCAATACCATCTCGATCCTCCACATATTCGATCTTGGAAGAATATAAATCATCGGGGTCATTCCAGCTAATAAGAGCTACAGTTTTACGCGCCTTACGTGCCGTTCCTTCATAACTAAAGCATGGCTCACTTACTTCTCCGCTGTCATCCACTTGTTGAATAACATTGGCAGGCGAAAAGATTTTACTGACAGGCTTGGGCTTATCTTGTATGCCGACAATGGTGCCCTCGCTAAAGTAAAGCATTCCACGAAATGCAGCGGCCATGCTATTTAGCACTTCATAAGCCTCGCCCCTGTCGGTGATGTAGGCGTTAAAAGTCATGCGAGGCTCGCGCCCTCCTTTCCCGTCTGGCACTAGCTCGTCACAATATTGAGCCATGGAATAAAGACTATATCTATCCACTTGTGCTTCTTCAATAAATTCTCCTGCCCCATAGCGTGTATTGGTCAGCAAGTCGTAAAAAATCCAGGCAGGATTATTCGACCATTCTGTCTTGAACGTGCCGTTCCAAATGCCTTGATAGGTGCGCGTAAATGAATCATAATTTGTCGGCACTTTAATCTTTACGCCTAACAGTTCTGCTCCAATTGAGGGCACCCTTATAAAACTTTCTGCGCCAATTTTGAGACCAATCAATGCAGTGTTGGGGTAGCGAAATGATGAGTCTATGTAGCCAACAAGCGCCTTGAAATAGAAGTCATCAGTGACAGAAGTAGTAGCTGGATCGCCTGTTAATCGTTGAATGCTTACCACCCATGGCCCCGTGCCTTGCAGCGCATATTCGTATTCAAAATCTACAGGCCCCCTGCTTTTACCACTAATTGTTTTATTTTCATTTATAAAAAGTCCGCCACCTTCTGGGCGAATTTTTACGTTGAATTCTACGCTTGTACCTTTAACGTCTCCCGTGTCTTTATTAATAAAGAACAGGGCTCCGACGCCCACTCGCAAGCGAAGACGGTTCCAATTACTGGCGATGGTCGTGCGAGAAACAGTTCCTTGCGCTTGCGTAACTCTTACGCTTACACTTTGTTCTGCCTTGATATTGTCAAAGCCTGGCATTGGATCTTGATTCTGCGTACCCACGCGATAATCAAGAACTACTGAATTTACTTGGCTGATGACATTACCGCGAATTAACCCTGGAATGCTGGCGTTGATGGAAGGGATGAGCCCGCCTTTACCATTGGCCGCCGAAGAAGAGCCAGTGTAAAAATTAGTGATTGTGTAGTTAAAACTGCCATCAATGTTCTTGATGGGAATGCCGTCTAGATACAGGCGAGTGAGGGGATCAACGCCAGGCTCAAAGCCAAGAATTTCGCCTTCTGACAACACGGCAACAATATCAGCGTCTGATCTGCTGCGAAGAGATTCTGGATCTTCAACGGGCTTTTTGCCACCTTTCTTTCCGCCACCGCTGTCGCCAGCACCCTGTATAGCAATAAGCTTCTTGAGATCGTCTGACATCAGACTGGCACCTGTTGAGTGGTAATGGCAGATGAAATAATCAATGGCGAAGCAGCAAGGAATTTGCCATAAAGCAAAGGCACTGGCTGTCCCTGCGTGGTCAATTCAGTGGCACGATCAAAGAGAAAACTATCTTTCCGCTCTGTTTCTTTTGGTTGCTCTACTGGCGGCGTGAGCAATGATGCTACGCCTGTAAGCACTAAGCTCGTGCCGAGGCTGAATAAAATGCCACTACCTATGGCAAATTGACCTGCGGCAAAACCAGCAAATGCACCTCCAAAAGGAATGAAAGCAAGCGCCACCAAAGCGACTCCCAACAGAATGCGTCCAATAGAGCCGCCTCCAGTGACGATGGGGGCAATAATTAATTGCTTGCAGCCCATTGCCACTTCCTCGTAGCTCATACCTTCCGCATTGCCATCGACTAAACGAAAGCCAATGCCATTTTCATGAGCCTGGCGCAAGTAATCCTTAAAGCCTTCAATTTGATTGGACAGGGCTGAAATAATTTCCTTGGGAGACGATGCCACGAAAGAATACGAACGTCCAAAACGACGCCCCAACTCTCCCAGTAGTTTCACTTCAATAAGAGTTTCCATTACATTAGCTCCCGATGACGCAACACTTGACTTGTGCATTTCTGCCAATATCCGCCATATACATTTTCCTCGGAAAGCCTGCCCATTAAATGATGATAGAACAGATTCTGCTCTGGCTTCGACAATACGCCTGCATGATTAGGGAAGGGAGCCTGTAGCTGCATCAAAATAAAGTCGCCTGCTTTTTCTAGCTTGTCTACTGGGATGAAGCCTTGGTCTGCAAAATTCTTTTCAAACATGCGCCATTCAGGGCTTTCCCATTCACCTTCTTCTCCTCTCGGAAAGTCATCAAGCTCAATGGCAAAAGTCTGATAAAAATAATCTTTCAGAATGCCATAGCAATCGTAAATGCCATACACCCACTCTCTGCCGATAAGGGGCGCATTGCCTGTGGGGTCAGCGTAGTGCCATTCATTAGATTGCGTGCAATATAGCAACCATGGCACATTGCTTTGCTTGCAGCTAATAATGTCATGCTTGCTGAACCCGCCAAAACCTTCAGGGTGTGAATGCACCACTGCTTGAATGGCTCCTTTCTTTTCTGCTTTGGCATAGTCCTTTGCCGCAATAGCAAAATTAGACGATGGCGAAGAGTGCAGGTTTTTACAAGGAATATATTTGCCATCAACGATAAGCCCACAGGCTTCCTCCGCAGGCTTTTCAAAAGCATGTGCGCGAATAATTGGCTCAAGGAGAGGGAAAGGCGTCATTGGCGAACCGTATTGGCTCCAGGGAATCCACCATAAGGCAGAGAAGAATAAGGAAAACGCAGCTTGCAGCTATTCACGCGCTTACCGCAAACGTCTAGAAGGCGCAGCGAGTCTGCAAGAGGAAGCGCTGCATTTGCGGCTGCCAAAGCATTTTGCGCTGCCACTAAATTATTGATGGCAGTAGTTAAATTGGCTTCAGCGGTGGCTAATTCTGCAGTGGCAATGCTACAAGCGGTGGCGTTAATTCCCCATCTCTCAATTTCATAGAACGCAACTGACAGGCTACGGTTTATTGATGTACGAGCCCTCTGTCTGCCCTGCCTAAACGTAGAGCTAAGACCCACAAAAACATTGTCCCAAATAGCCGTCCCGCCACCAACATAATTACCGTACAAATTATACCTTGTCTCCAAAAGTACAAAAGTTTCACATTGCTGGTTTTTTGTATTTATCGCAGCATTTCTAACATTTAACGCAATAATTTGTTCTTGTTGTCTTTGCTCGACAAGCCTGCCTGCATTTATCACGGCAATAGCAAAAGCGGAAAGTCCAGTGGTGTCAATGTAACGGTCGTTGCTTCCATAAAGTGCAGGCCCCGTAAAGCCACATTCACTCCCTCTGTATCGCCATTGACAATAGTTTTGCGTGATAATTCTACGCGGTAGTTTTAAGCCTTCAAGGTCAAGCACGCTGGAGAGTTGCCAAGAGATAACCATTGAATTCTCTTGCGTTTTGCGCTCGATATAGAAAATATCAATGGGAAATTCCTGCAATGGATCAGCGCCAGGCTCGCCGTCTAAATATTTACCAAGAGTGCGCCGACGAGTTACCTTAGCGCCCACCAAGTCGTCAAGTTCATTGATAACTTGCGTGAAGGTGCCAAGCACATTGGCCACTGTCAAAGTGGGCTGCGCAATTTGTCCAGTGGTGCTTTTTTCGTAACCTGCTGCAGCAATAGGAATGGGCTCGTAAATATTCCCTTTCCATTGAATCTTTGTATCATTAGGCTTTAGCTGATTCGTGAAATAAAAGATATCTGCAGGGTCGTTCGTAATAGGAGAAAGGTCTAGGTCAATTAGCTCTACAATGGCATCATGCCAGCCTTGTTGAACGTCAGCTTCTATTGTCATAAATCCTCCTCACGGTGAAGCTAAAAATATTACTGTTTGGCCCCACTGTTCGCCATTGCCATTGATTTGGATCTAGACGATATTTATACATTGCATTGTCCATGAAGAACTGACTATAAAAGAAGTCTCCATTGAGCGCTGCTAGTTGATTGTCAAGAGCAATGGCAGTGGAATCAGGGATGGGTACTGTCTCAATGGAATACTGCCGAATGTCATTGTTAATGCCATCAGGACGAGTCTGCTCGTAGCCATCGCCAAACTGCACTTTTTCAATGCGTGATCCACGCTGGACAGTTAGTCCGTATTCACAAGGTATGGCAAACGTGGGCTGAGTCATAAGGAATTAGCGAGAAGCAAGAAGCCCGCCAGGACGAAGTTCACCAACAATGACTTGTTTTACTGCTCCTTCAATTTTACGCCCTAATTCTGAAGAGTTAGAGCCTGTGGCATTGCTTTGCGCTTGACCGTTGCTTACGTTGACTGTGATGTTGCTATTGATTTGATTACCGCCATCGCCCCCCGAGAGCCGCACGGGGACGCTCTTGCCGTCTGGAAGGGGAATGACTGCCTCGTTGTATTTCCCTTCGCCTACGAGGCCTAGCGTGGGGCCTGTGACGATGCCTCCGTTAGCGAATGCAGTGAAGCCGCCAAGAGCAATGCCTCCGTTGGCGAATTTGAAGGCGCCGCTAAAGTCAGTTGTATTTCCTATGGCTGGAATGCCAGCGTCAAACGACCCACCAAAGCCAGCCGCTGAGCCGCTAAATCCACTTGCTAGCGCACTGCCACCAGGGAATAGGCTCATGAATCCTTTGATCAACTGAGCCTTTAGCCATTCAGTGATCATTTGCGCAACCATATCAGCAAAGTAATTGCCAACACTTTGGAAGAAGCCTGCCAGGGCCTCTTGCGCCGTCATGCTGCCAGTGACAATGCCCTTGAATGCTTCGCCAAAAGAGTCTCCTATGGCGCCTGCAATTCCTTGCATATCTGCCTTAAGTTTTTCAGCGCTTTGCAGGGTTTTTCGCCCTTGGAAAATGGATTCTGCCTCTGTGCCCGTATAACCTTCTTGCGCAATTTGCGTGCGCATCTCCTGCTCGGGCGTCAAAGCTCTTGCCATGTCAATTTGGTCTCGTATGCCTTTCATGGTCTGGTCAAATTTTGCTTGCGCCATTAAAGATGCATTCTGTCCCAGTAAGACGTTCTGAGTGGCAATATCGTTATTCAATACTGCCATTAATTCATTGTATTTATCTAACTTTATTATGTTGCCATCGTATAATTTTTGCACAACAGCTAGTGCTGCCGCGCCTCGCTGTTGATTCTCGTAAAGCTTAATCTCTTGGTCAATCCGTTCATCGGTCATTCCGCTCTTAAAAAGTTCGTTGCGCTTAGCAAGAAGTTTATTTTGGGTTTCTTGTTCAATAGTCGGAAATGCACTGGCTCGATATTTTTCCAGGGCTACAATTTGCTCCTGAACTGCCTTTGCATCGGCCATTCGCTCTGTAGCTGTTTTAGCGATGGAAGCTTGAAGTGTTTTTTGTTCCGCAACGGCATCTCTTTTTTCGCTGCTTGGCACTTTGCGAGCGGCTCCAGCCCCTGCAGCAGGACGTTGCAAGTGTCCGACTTTATACATTTCCCCTTGAGGGCCTTGTATTGAGGCAGCGTAGCCAAGTCCGCCTGCTTCCCCTTGGCCAACCATCGAATAACCAGGCGCCAGATTCAATGGCGTATTGGCTGGTCCCGCAAGATCAACTCCTCGGTGGAAGGTGCTCGCTCCTGGTACTGGAGCCCGACGGGGGCCATAGTCACTGGTCTTAGTTACTTGGCGTCGAACTGAAGGGTCAAGCATCGCACGCGCCTGATCTGCGCTAATGGGGCTTCCATCTGCTCTACTGATATGAAAGTGCGCCCCGCCTGATATACCTGTGTTGCCTTGCAGCAGGCCGGTGGCCCCCGTAGTGGACAAGCCTCCATCTACGCCGCCTGCAACACTTGCCTGCGCCCGTTGCACGTCTAGTTGCGCCTTCAGTCGCGCCTCCTGGCGCCTTGCTTCAATCATTACCATTTCACGTTCAAACTTTATAGCATCTCTCTGATAGGCATTAGCGCGTGTCTCTTGAATGTCATAATACATTTCAAGAAGTTCTATTTTGTGGCGAAATTCTTCTTCAGTTTGCGCTGCTGCAAAGTCGGCAGCATTTTTTGCCAATGTATCCTGGAGGCTGTAGTAGCTTTCAAGACTTGTTTTCTTTTTGTCTTCTTCGGGAGTTTCGGGCGGGGTGACTCCTGGCGTGGGTTTGTTCAAGCCAAGTTCTTTCTCTGCTGCTTGAGATTGCTTTTGCTGCGCCTTTAAGATTGTGCTACTTTTTCTAACTTCAGCGCTAATCTGTCCGGCCTGTTGCTTTGCTCTCGACAGATCGGGAGCTTGAAACGCACTGATTTGAAAACCATCGTCCTTGAATTGATTGCCAGAAATAATACCAGCAATTTCATTGGAATATTCAGCCGCTGCCTTAAGCCTTGCCATCTCTTCAACCGAAATGATCGGCTTGGTGCCCATCATTTTGCCTTTGTTTCTGTCATAAACTTTTTGAAGGGTCTCGATGCCTTTCGCGACTGCCCTATTCTTGGCCAATTCCTGGTTAAGTTGGGTCGTAACACCCATTGTCATTCCCATACTTGCAGCGCGTCCACCTTCTTCTACTGCTCGCCTGGATTCTTCCGCAGCCTCTTTGGCGCGGTCTTTCATGGTGGTAAATGCAGATGCAATGGCAATAATGCCAGCAACGACTGCGCCGATGACGGTGGCAGAAACCAATGCCGTCATTGCCACTCTGGTGCCAATTAACGCAACATTTGCGCGTGTAGCATTAACGCCTAAAACATTAAAAGCGCCAGCCAGAGCAGTTGTCTGTTGTGCCGCAGCGCTCAATCCAAGTGCAGTGCTAATCGTTCTATATAGCAACAGCACTCCCATAAGCGCCATGGCCGCCAATCGTGCAGTTTGAAAACCAATGTAAAAAGAAGTGATTAGGCTAATTACAGTGGTTAAATTAGTGCCCAAGAAATTTAATACAGGCGACAACACGCCCCCAATCGACTTGGCTACGTTCATAACGAATGTGCCAGCCTTTCCCAGCTCTTCCGTAAACTTTGTAATTTCTTGAGCTTGTTTTGCAATAGCAGGATCACTTGCGGTTTTCTGCAAGCTCTTGTACTTGGTCGTCAAAGCTGCTACGTTCTGCTCCGCTGCTTTAATTTGTCTAGCCTCATCTGCAGTAATGATTCCATCAGTGCCAGCAGAATCTTGCAAGTCTTTCAATTCTTGTTGGGACTCCTTCAATTGCATAAAGACACGCTCAATCTCGCCTGTGGCGATCTGCGCTGATAATGCCAATTGTTTCAGGGAGCCTCCCAACGGTCCAAGAACGGCTTGAGCGGCAGAATTCGCCAATGGGGAGAAGCTTTCTAGAACTCGTTTAAAGTCGCCGCCCACGGTATTAATTAAGCCTTGTAACGACTTGCCAGCCGCTTGAGCGCCAGTGCCGAAGCGGTTCATAAGCTCGTCGCTTACCTTTGCAAAAACCTCCCTGAAACGATTGCCAACAAATTCTCCGTCTTCCATCGCTTTGCTGAATTCCTTCACAGACATTCCAGCGGACTTAGCAAAAATTGCCAGAGCGCCAGGTAGAACGTCTCCCAACTGCCCCTTAAGCTCTTCGCTCATGATCTGGCCCTTGCTTGCCATCTGCCCGAAGGCATAGATGACGCGCTCAGCTTTGTCCGGTGTTAGTTGCAGCGCTGCAGTGGCTGCACTGATGCCAGTAAAAAGTTTTTCAATGGAGCCAGAATCAAAGCCCGTTGGAGCCATTGAAGCATAAAGCCTGGTAAATCCCGTGCGAGTAGTTTCAAGGTTCAAGCCAAAGGCTCGTTGCACGTTGTCCACGTACAAAAGTTCCTTGGCAAATGTGCCCGTATCTTGAGTGGCAACTTTCAGTCCATTTACAAATTGCTGCTGACTCTTTGCAGCATCAAGAATTTGTCCTGGAAGGCTTGTCAGAAAAGCTAATCCTTTGTATGCGGCGCCGTAAAGTAGTACTTGCTTTGCTGCCTGTCCAAATTCTCCAGCTAAGCCCTTAATTCCTCCAATCAATGGAAGCTGTGATGCACTAAAGTTTCGCGCCGAAGCGTCAGCTACTTTCAACGCTTCGGAATACTTAAATGCATTCTTGTAGTAATCCAGGCTTAATGGTGTCTGTGCGCCTGCGTCCCTTAGCGCAAGCGCACCGCCTCTGTTTCCAGCGGGAAGACGTGGAGCGGCATTGCCGAGGGGTACCTGTCCAGAAACACTTGCATACATTTGACTTTCGCCAAGAACGCTAGCCTCTCGCGCTGCAGATCTTGCGTATGCAGCAGCCATCCGCGACTGTAATTGCGCCTGTCGTACTGCATTTCCTCCGGTCATTCCAGCGGAAGGTAGCGCGGGGAAGCTTGCGCCAAACATGCTTGGGGAGGTAGTCGTCCCCATGATTGACGGAGCCTCCGCAAATGGGAATCGTGCCCTCATGGGCGGCACGTTGGCCCCGCGTGTCTGACCCGGCTGCGCCATGAAAGGTTGATACCTGTATTGGCTGAAAGCCCATGGTTCTCGGCTGCCTTCAGGGAGGGGACCGATAGGCGACATAAATTGATCAGATCCACGCGACCCTACGGAACGAGACATTCCGGGCGCCATGGCAATGTTTGAAACTTTTGCTAGTTCAAACTTCAATAACGCCGTAATTTTTCTGATTTCATCTACGGACTTATTTTTAAAATCTTTCAGTCCATTGAGGAAGCCAATCTCCAATCCATCAACAGCAAATTCACCAATCTGCTTAAACACGCGAGAGGGCGAAGCAATGCCCCAGAAGTCTTTTAGGGCACGCAGGCCACCTTCTCCCACGCCTTTGGCAGCTTGTGCAACCTTGGATTCCCCATCCTTGAACCCTGCAGTCAGACCGGCGATGGATTGCTCTCCAGCCTTCGTCATTCCCTCGACGATGGACTTTCGATAGGCCTCCAGCGATCTACCTGTACCCAGCCCGCCCACAGGTACGTTGGCCGCTTTCAGCATATTGCGAGCAGCCATCGCTTGCTCCCGATTCAATTCTGCCACTGCCTGGTCTGCCCTAATCCTCCCAGATACAGTTTTCCCGATTTGGCCTGCCGCCGCCGACGAAGGCTTTCCAACTTCTACATATTTAAGTTTGATTTCAATGGGGGTAGACGTGGCTCTGCGCAGAGTCGCAAGACTTTTATTTAACGTGGCAATCCGTGCCCTTGCTCCGTCAAGCTGACTATCATTGATTTTAATGACTGGCTTGATATTACCAAGCGCCGCAAGTTGCTTCTTAAAAGCTTGTTTGTCAATAGTTAAATTGACAGGGTAATGATATGCAGCAGAAGCTTGCGCCAGTTTGCCCAACTGCGTGCGAAAGTTCGCAAGGTTTAGGACTACTGAAAGTTCAAGCTGAGCCATATTCGCACAATATTCCTATTGTTCGTAGTGTAGCTACTCACTAGATTGTTCACGCGAGGAGGCAGTCTTTAGTTCATCAACAAGCAAAGCAATAACTCGTCCGTCCATCTTTCTAGAGCGCATTAAACGCTTCAGTACTGCCAAGCTTTCATCAGACAAGCCATTCTCTTTCTTTATTTTCTTAGTGTCAAACGGCAGAAAATCATCAATGGAAACCCTAGCTTTCTTTCCGCCAAGTGCTCCCACTACTACAGTTCCAAGTTTTGCAGTGGAAATGCTGTTGATATTGTATTTTGTAATATCGTGCTTTTCCAGCCACTTCAATGCAGTAACCACATCTTGCACACGCTGCTTGCCAAAATTATTTGCTTCCCATCGTCTATCTTTTAAGTCCGACGCATTCAGGCGAAAATAAATCTCATCCCATTTTGTCAAGCTTTTAAGAAACTGCCGGGCTTGTTTCTCTAGTCGTTCGGCAACGCTTCCTTCGTCCGGCGGGGTGCTTTTTTTGCTTGTCCTGCATCCTTTGCCTCAGCTTCCTGTTCGCTCATGATGAATTCCATGCCTTTGGCAATTACTCGCCGCCCCATAGTTTTAGTGTCTTCAATGGACCAGTCATCAAGGGGTAACCATTCTTCGCCAATAAGCCCTTCGCCACGGCAACGAATGAATACAGTAACCATGCGTGCATTACCAGTTTCAACGCTGCCGCCGCTGTTGATCATGCCAAGCGTTTCTTCAGTGAAGTCACTGAGAAGCTCCATCTCACTCATGTCAGCGCCACCTTGCAGCAAGGCAAATGCTTCATCAAGGGGAATGTCCTTAGCCGTAGCGATGCGCTTAGCTAGTTGCACTGCGCGAATGGTGGCTTGACTTTGAGCCTTGCTTAGTTCTTCTTGTTCAATGCCTTCTGCAACAAGCCAGCCGCCATGCTTACGCAAACGCACTTTAGGCGTGAGTTCAAAAAACTCTGGCTCTTCGCTTTGAAGGAGGAAACTATACTTGCTCATGATCGAGAACGTTCAAGATGGCGTTGAATACCTTCACCCTTTCGCTTTGAGAACGAAATTCCTTAGGCACTTCAACAAGGAAAGAGTGATCTTCGTTCGCAATTCTAATAGTCTCTTCTGGGAATGCCATAAGGCAGAGAATGCCGGCTTCGACACTGGCGCCTTGATAGTGGCAATTGATAGCATGGCATCGCCCGTCCTTGCTCCATAGATAATCAATTTGCATTGAGAGCATTTAACGCTGTTTGCACTCTTGACAATAAAGCCTTTCCGATGGGTTTCCTAAAGGAAAAAGCCATGTCCGAAACATCGTCAGTGAATCGACGATCATGGGGATCGTTTGTGCCCCAGCCTTCGTGAACATAAATAGCGTATTCCTCTCCTGAGCTGTTTTTAGCATCCCAGCGCCAGCGAGCTTCTGCTGCTTGTGAAGACGATTCATACTTGTAACTATCAACGCCGCTTTGATAAAGCTTCCCTAAATCGTAAATGTCACGAGGGCTTCCCACTGTTTCTCCATTTTTTCTTACTGTCAAAGGACTATGTTTCCACTTTTCGTCCTTAAACTGATCGTCCCAAAAGGCATCATTTATGTCCTCTTTTGTCCATTTCTGGAAGGCTCTTGTCAATGCCTTCTCAATGCCATCTCCACCAATAATACGAGCACCAGTGGTTGCCATGGTTACGGGCCAGGGTAAAGACGACGAATGGTCATATCAGGAATAATAAATCTGCAGCGTTCGTAAGCAATGTCATCACCAGGCGTAAATCGTAAAGCAGCATCAGGAAAGCGCCTTACCATTCTGTCCATTGCCTGTGAGATTTCCTTTCCATCAGGGCTGTATTGAACAATCATCACTTCCCATTGCTGGAGCACTTTGGCAATGCCCACGCCAGCCCCTGTCACCAACTCAGGATACTGCCGCATTGTCACCTCCAAGCCCGTCGCCTTCCACTCTGTTGGCACGCTTTTCTGGCCCACCACATACACGGCAGGAATGCTCGTGCCATTTGGAAACGTATAAGAGCCTATTAGATCAGGCGACGCTGAAAGTAATTCAACAATGGCTTCCCGAAGCTGAGTAATGTTCACAATAAAAAGCCTCCCCGTAAGGAGAGGCTAACAGAAAACAATGAAACGAAGGTTCAGTTAGGAGCAGTCGGGATGATGCTGCCAGTGTTGGTAGCATTCTGGTGGATACCAATGCGACCACGGCTCATAAGGTCGAAGGTGCATTCAACGAGGTTATCAGCAGGATAGCTTTCGTTATAGTTCATAACGCAAGCCACATAAGCCACGCGGTCATAGTAGAACGTAGTACCGCTCACGCCAAGCTGCTTGTTGATTTCAACGTAGATTTCAGCGCTCTTGTTGTAACGGGCCTCAGCAATCACTTGGAAAGCTTCGTCAAAACTGTTAGGAACAAACACCGTGCCATCAACATCCTTTTGGAAGTATGAAGTAACGGAAGCAGTGGCTGCGCTGGTGACGATCACGCTGTCAGAGAAGCCACCGCCGCCAAGCAGGTAGAATTCTGTGTTGCCATCGTTGAAAGCTACAGAAGCCGTGGTGGCTGCTTGCAGCGTATAAAGAGTAGGAGCGCCGCTCACCGTAAAGGTGGCGCCACTTTGAGAAATAACTGGACGGGCAGCACCAGCGATAGAACCAACACGTACAATTACGTCTTGGCTCTTAACCAGTTCTGTGGGGTGGTAGAGCATGAGATTGCCTCAGCAATGGGAAAGAGAAAGTGGTTAAGCGTCAAACGTTTTGTACGCTTCCTTTACCAACCAGTCTAAAGATGCCTCTGACTGGTGCGCCTAAGAATTGCCAATAGTGTTCAGCAATTTGTTCATTAGGCAATAGCTCAAACCGTCCTTCTCTCCCATTGATGGTGG